AAACCATTAATTTCCCTTTTCATTTTTATAATACAGCAACACTTAAATTAGAAAGATATTTAGCGGACGCTATAGTAAGTTCTTCAGCTAGTGATATTAATGATGTAACAATACAGGGTTTAGATGAGGACAATAATCCTATGGTTCAAACTGTTACTTTAACTGGAACAACTGAAGTAAAGTTAAAAAATGGATTTTGGAGAGTAAATGATATTAAAGCAAATATTGGTCCATTCGAAGGAAATATATCTATGTATAATTCAGAAAGAGGATCAGGAACGGTATATGCGTATGCGGTATCTGCAGAAAGAGAAACAAAAATGGGGTTATACAGCCCTTCTAAAACATTATTTATACAAAAAATAGAATTACTTTCTGGAGCAGAAGATGTAATAAGTAATATAATAATCAATAAATATATACCTTCTGATGAAACAGGAGAAGCGATTGCTAAGGCTGTAACAGGAGTTAGAACAAATATAAAATATATACAATTTGAAAAGCCAGGAGGACAGGTACAACCATGTAATTGTTTCGAATTTAAAAATCCACATCGTATTTCAGTTGGAGAAAGTTTTTTTATTACTATAGAAGAAGTAACAGGAAATAATGTTATCAGATGTAATATAGAAGGATACTTTGAGTAAGATATTAACATGTCAAAGTTGATAATTAATTTTTTCTTATCTTTACCGAACAACAAAACAAATTAATTTGGCAATACTAAATTGATTTGATATGAATAAAATTGATAAGATAAAAGAGTATTTACTTAAAAACCCAAGTAAACTCAGAAAAGATTATGATCAAACAGCAGAATTATTTGACACTAAATATGAGGTAGTAAGAGGAGCAGCTCGTAGACTACGTAAAGAAATTGGTGATACACAAAACCAAAAAGAAAAAGAAGTTATTAACATAGAAGAACAAGAAAACAATTTAAAAGTATATGTTGAAAATTCTAATAGAGTTAAATCAATAGATGATCTTATTAAGCATTGTAAAATAGATTTAAATGAATGGGAAATCAATAAATATGATATAGGTACATATGAGGTTACAGGATTTGATGGAGATAATAATCCTACAACAGTTACAATGTATCGTATGAAAGCTTGGTTAACTAGAATTAAGCCTGAATTAAATTTAAACTTAATATCTGAACAACTAAAAATAGATCTAAAAGATTTATCTCCTGTAGTAAAAAGAAAAGAAAGAAAAAGGACAGATAGAGAAGATATGTATCTTTTAGAGATATCGGCTTTTGATTTACATTTAGGTAAAATAGGAATAAAAGGAGATGAATATAGTTTAGAAATAGCAGAGACAAGATTATTTGACGCTATAGATCACTTATTATATAGATCACAAGGATATAATATAGATAAGATTTTATTTATTATAGGAAATGATTTTTTAAATTCAGATGGAGATTGGCCAATACCTAGTACAACAAAAGGTACTCCACAATTTAATTCTAATTATCATATAGACTGTTATAGAGCTGGTAGAAAAATGTTAATTAAAGCTATTGAGTACTTAACTAAAACAGCTCCTGTACATGTCATGGTGGTACCTGGTAATCACGATAGAGAATCAATGATGCATCTTGGAGATACAGTACAATTGTATTTTGAAAATAATCAAAATGTATATGTAGACAATGGAGACTGTCTTATGAAAATGATAGTATATGGTAAAAATATGGTTATAGCTGATCATGGTGATGGTCCTAAAATACAAAACTTACCTGCTATTATTTCTCAAAGATATAAAAACGCGTGGTCAGATGTAGATTTTGTCGAGGTTCATAGAGGTCATCTACACACTAATAAAGCGGCTAAATTAGCAGCTATAGAAGAACTATCTGGTATTACTGTGCGTAATTTATCTTCAATGTCAGCTACAGACTATTGGCATGATAGTAAAGGATTTATTGGAAACATAAAGAAAGCACAAGCTTTTTTATATCATAGATTTAACGGATTACAATGTATTATGAATTACAATGTAGATATTAATTAAGATTGATTAATTTATCTAATAATTGTTTAGGAGAATATACTTCACTTACATCGTCAGGAACAGTATTATATAACTGTCTAAATTCTAATGTTTTACCATTCTTATCTTCTATATGAGCCCAAAAAGTATGAACTCCACTTTTAACTTGTTCTCTTAAAATTTTTTTTATACCTGTAAATTTATTCATAGGCTCCTGTAGTGTTGTTTCTTGTTTCATTGTTCTTTTTAACTAGTGTATGATTTGTGTTTATTCTTTTGAATCCTGTTCTGGCATGAATATGCAAATCTATAATTTCTACATCACATTCCAAAGGTTTTTTAGGACTAATTTTTTTAATATCTCGTTTGTGTGTTTTGTAGTCAAGATAGGGGTATGACGAATCATACTCCCTACCAAAAACTACATTGATCAACGTAACAATCTCCGTCTTTTTTCTGTTCCTAAACGGCTTATCATATTTGTAAGTTATATCACAGTATACTATTTCTCCTGGATCTAACTTATCCATTATTTTTTCTTTTTATAGTGTTTTTTTACGAAATCTACGTATGTTTCTTTTTTTATATTTCTGTTTATTGATCTTTCTATTTGTGTAGAAACATACATTCCAGAAATAAATCCCACTATAGTCATCATCAATGTTAACATTATTTTTCTCTTTTAATTTTATCTAATTCAAATTCTAAATGAGCTATTGCTTTAGTTATATCTTCTACAGGGCTTTTATGTTTATGATAAGCTCTTAGTAAATATGTTACAGCTGTAGCTAAGTGATACGGTAGATCAAAGTTATCACACACTCTTCGAGCTTCATAACCCTCTTTACCTTTGTAATATTTAGGTATTCTTTTGTCTTGTTTATTATTATCTAAATTATGTGTAGAACTTGTATGAGGCATATTTCTATCAAATTCATAATAATATTTATTGTGTTTTTTATCTTCCTTGTCCACGATATTTCTTTTTATAATTTCTACTTTGTTTCAAATTTGATGTTTTACTTTTAGCATGAATACCAGGTCTTTTTTTATTTTTTTCTTTTTGATATACAAATGTTTTTATAGCCATTATGTTAATTTGGTTTTTAAGTGATTAATAATTTCATTCATCTTTCTTTTGTAGAATAAATCAAAATCAACGTATTCTAATGAGCCAGAATCAACGTTTGTTTGTTTTGGTTGTGTCTGTTCCCATAATTTATAAATAACCCCTCTAAGTCTCTGTGAAGACGTTTTTTCATTAAATTCTGTATTAGCTGTTGCTTTTTCTACAGCGTCTATTTGGTCTTGGTTTATATTATTAGTTGATACTAATACAAAACCAGGTTTTTTTATTAAACCAAATATTTTTACCATTGTTTCGTTAGATAGTTCTGGAGTACCTAAATGTATTCTTAAACTACCGTCTGCTAAGGTACTAACTTTATCAATACCTCCTTCAAATACTACTGAGTTTTTCATAATTTTATTTATTTAAGTGAGAATATAATAAAGGTTCCATTTTACCTTCATACTCCCATTCACCTAATTGATAACTTTCGTTTATTAAAAATTCGTCTGACAACTCATTGTTTGGATCTACGTTTCCATTTCTTAACTCTTCTACTAGTTCTTTATAAGAATTAAATATATGTACTTTGTCTTCTAATTCCCAACTAAATTCTATCATCTCCTAATAAATGTATTGTTCTTTCTGAGTTATGATCTAAAGGGTCGTATCCTGTACCTGGCCAGTTATCAGTTTCCATACAATATTGATATATTTCTAGCTCTTGGTTATACATATCTCTACCTTCGTCTATCATGTTATCTGAAATTTCAAATACGTTGATACTAAATGGAGGTGTTTTTTCTACAGCTATTATTATAAATCTAAGAGCTTTAACAGCATCCATATAAAATGCAGCTTGTTTGTGGTATTTAAACTTCCTTACAGAGTTCATAAATCCTTTATAAGAACAGTCTTTAGTTGTTTTTAGGTCTATTATCATGTCTGCCATAGGCCTGTGATAATCTAACATACCCTTACAATCTACATCGTAATGTTTATTGTGCCATGTAATTATTTTTTCTGGTTCTCCATGTTGTAACAAATCTTTAACTGTTTTGTCTTTCATTAATTTCAAAGTTACTTGTTCTATTATTTCAAAATCAGACTCACTAATAATAGTTTTAGACAAGTTATTGTTAACAAAGTTTTTATAATCTTCTTTGCCTACTTTAGTTCTTTTGTCAAACTTGGGTGATACAGCATAGTTTTTATTAAATTCTTCAGGTTGTAATACATTCATATGTATTGCAGATCCTAATTTCATAGCGGGTGTTGCAGGTTGTGGATTGTCCATCATAAATCTAAAGTGTTCAGGAGATACTGATATATGACTTAACATACTATTAGATACATATTGATCACTACTAAAGTAGTTATTGTGTGTTAAATTGTTTTTTGTTAATTCCATACTTTAATTTTTAAAGCAGGCTAGTAGGAGCCCAGTGAAGGGCTCTCAAACTAACCTACCAGAAGAAAGCAGAAAAAAGGAGAGGTTACAAAGTTAAGAATTTATTCTTTAACTTCCTCTACTTTTTTTTGTGTTTCTTTTAATAATTCTTCTTGTTTCTTATCTGCCTCAATCATTTGAGTGATAGTTCTCTCTGCGTGTGGGATAGACATAATATAATCGTGTAGCTCTTGTTCATATTTTTCGTCTGTTTTTTTCCAACAGTTTTTTACCCATCCTAACATAGCGATCTCATGCATTTGTAAAACATTTGCTATATTTTCTAAATATTTGTATACATCTTCGTGTATCTTATATTTCTGTCCCGCAATGTTGATTTTCTTGTTCTTCGTTCTCTGTGCCATTTTTTTCTAGTTTTATTAATTTTATTATTAAATTGTGATTTCTTTCTATTTTCTCTTTTAATTTTTGATTGTCTATTAAAAGCTTAGAATAAATATCTACATTACTATTTATTAAATGTTTGTGTGACTTAAATAACTCTACTGTTGTTTCAAACATTCTTTGTAAATGAGGATAAACATCAATATATCCTTCTACTTTAGTAGCGTAATGTATAATTGAAGCATGATTTCTATTCATGATTTTTCCTATTGCTTGCCATGTAAGTTCTGTTCTGTTTCTTAAAAAGAAGGCTAACACCATTCTTCTTTCAACTAAACTTCTGTCTCTTCTACTAGAGAACAGTATATCTCTGTCTACATTTTGTAGCTCACAATATTCGTCTATAAAATTATTTATGTAGTGTCTTTTTGTACTATTCATAATATTTTGATCGTTACTCCAGGACGTTCTTTGTTATATTCATATGGTTCAAAACAAGGGATAATGTTTTCACAATTATCGTCTTCTATGTATCCATATTTCACCATAAGATCTTGAACTGTTTGACAT